TCTATTGTAATAGTGTTTCCCGAGATTGATTTCACTCTAGCGGGAAATCCCCCTACTTTCATCACGTCTTGGGCAATTTGAACGTAGTCCCCTCGGGTACAAACTAAATGCTCAAAGTCTACATCAATAGAGATATTTTCTTGCCTCAAGCGATTAGCCGCTAGGAAATATCTTCCGAATCGCCATGCCTGCTCTGCATTTGTACATGCGAATGAAGTAAGTTGATCGGTTTCCGTGGTATTCAGTTCGTTATATCCGTCATCATATACTATTTTTTCTGCCACTTCCCAATCCGCCGATGGGTCTATGTATTTCACCGCAACGGCATGGGGCTTGCGGGAATAGTTTCTTTGCGATGTGAAATTAGTGCTGTTTCTAGGCGTGAATATTTGGACGGGAGTAGTTCGCAATTTGTCGATTAGGACCCCATATTTTCCGTCTATGATATTCAAACTAGCTTGGGACGCACTGGAAACCTTGTGAAGGGCGTCGTTGAGAGTCGCATCGAAATCTAAAATGAAATTACATCTAAATCTCGGCTGAGTCCAATCGGGTAGTGGGCTAACCGCCGTAGGCGTTTCATCACAATATTCCGCCCACTCAAGTAAGGAGTTTGTTTCTAACTTTGTTACAGGTAGGGGCCTTTTGTTTACTTCGGAAGTAAGTAAATCCGCAAAGACCCATGCGGGATTTGAAGTTAGTTGTCTAGTCCAGTTTGCCCCATCCCAAACCATAAGTGCAGACTCCGCCACGGCGGATAGATTTTGGATTGTGCCATTTAGCTGATTTGTTGCCCTGATTTGAAGTTCTAAAAATACATGTCGCTTGTCTGTTACAATTGGGGCCGCATCCGCCCGTGTGGTGATACTTGAAAACACAAGTCCGTCCCGGACAGTGGACGTGTAGCTAGATGAGGACTGAAGTCTAGTTATTCTAACTTTATAGTCATCGAATATCTTGGGAGTAAATTTAAAGGTAGCATAATAGGTAGATGACTCTTGGCCCGAGATTCTAGCCCCTCCCTCGCTCGGGTCCGTGTAGTAAATCTGATTTCCGGTGAAGGATGACGTATAGGTGTATGAGTAGCTCCCTTGATTGTTAAACCACTCAGTAGAATAAACGTATTGAACCATTCCACTCGGTAGAGTGGAGTCCAGAGTATATGTGGAAAATCCGGGAGAGTGGGCAGATGCAGATAGTACACGACCGATAAAAGTATTTCCCCAGAATAATTTTGAGTTAGTGGGAATACCATTTCCTAGAACAATTGTGTTCCCCGCCGGAAATCCGAAATATCTGTCAGATACTTGCGTAGAGGTATAGTCGGTGTAAGTTACTAGTCTCCAGGGTGAAGCGGGGGCCAACTCTTGATAATATCCGCCAGGTCCAGAAAAACCCAGATATGCTACCGAATGTTGAGTGTTTATTTCGCCGCCTCCAACCGATTTAAAATAGGAGACGAAATCGGGGTCATTGTATGCCTTCCAATCCTCAGTCCCTACCTTGGCGAATTTTATTTCTAGGTCTATGTTACGAGTCGTGGGGTCGCCTTGGGCGGAGTAGGCAATAAGACCTTGTGGACATCCAAAACTTAAAGTTATTTCTTGGGCTGTTCCTAGCGTGTTAGGATTTGCGTTACGAATTACTTGATACTCGTCTAGAGGGGACCCAGAGTATTCGTTTCCGTTTATTGCAACACCTACGTTTTCGGTAGTTACATCCCCCTTGTAGATAGTGAAGTTAGGTTTTAGGGCGTCATCCCAAACACCTTCCGAAGTCCCCGGTTTATTTAAGTCTACTAGGTTGTAGGTTACATCCGAGAAATTTTCTATTGGAGTGTCTCCAATTTTTATGTCAGAAATTCTTAATGGGCCAAAACCGAAATCATAAATTGCGTAAAAATATTGGACTAGCTTTCCCGTTTCCGGGTCAGCCTCAAGTTCCACATAAGGATTTGCCGCTACCCGAGGAAAAATTCTGTGTCTGCCATAGACCTTCGGGACGCTTCCGAATCGGTCCACTTTATTTGATTGGCCGGAAATGGAATACATTTGCGACCCAGATTCAGAGTTCCCGTAAGAAAGATTCCCCTCGTCAACACTCGGGGGAGGGAAAAGAGAATTTAGTAAAAGCGAAGCGCCGATAGTGGCGGCGGCAGTGACCAATGCTCCGCCTATAGCCCCAAATGCCCCTGCTGCCAGTGGCCCAACATAGGCAGTAACCAGAACTATGGCTACTGTTTTTAAAATAGATCCCGTGTTTCCGCTTTGTATTTTCGGGGCGATTAGAATTTCGTCCGAGGATTTTAATTTAGTAAATGCCCAAAGGTCCGGGTGAATAATATGCCCATTCAGGACTACATTGAATGTTTCTCCGGGAGACTCACATAGATGTCCAACTGATTCTGACACCACTTCGGATAAAAGAGACCCATTTTTTATTTCTACTTCTGTGGGATTTCCCTCACCTAAAGATGCCAATTGTATTTTTATCATTATGAAATCCTCAATCTATAATATCCCGTTATCAGCTTCCCCAGTCTAGAAACCCTATCAATATGGCTCCCAGTGGCCTTTGATGTGTGCAGTAATTTTCCGCCGCCTATGTAAATACCTATGTGCGAATCAATTCCAAAAATTCTCATCAAAACCAAATCCCCAAATATGGGTCCTTCAACTCTAATGAAATCACCCAAGTTGGTATAAATCAAAGAATTGGTTATTTCCTTCGAAGGGACCTCCACTCCGTCAAAATAGCTTTTCAATTCAACCCCGAGAATCTCTAAATAGAAATCTCGGCAAATATCCCAGCAATTTTTTTCCTCGTAGGGTATTCCGATTAAGTTAGAATAGTCCCCGAAAGTTTTTTGGCGTATATTGTTCACTGGTTAGCTCCGTGTTTAAAAAATTATCCAAAAAAAGTCGGGCAGAGATTTTAGTTTTATTGTATGATAATGAACTTATCTTTAAATCCTCGAAAGACATTTGAACGTCATTAGGAAGGGACGCCAAAACCATTTCTAGCTTAACGTCTATCAGGTCCGTGACAGTTCTCAACTCGTCTATAAATGTCAGTCCCACATTGTCCATTTCAAGAGATACTTCCCTAGCAGACTCCCCGTCATCCATAGGAAGTTTTATGCTAATGGGAAATGCCAGATATGTGTCTCCCCGAGAAACAATGTCTACTTGATTGTTTACTAGACGGATGTCTTGGGGAAATGACGGGTGGGACAAAGTTACCAAAGTTAGAAATGGGTCGTTTGATTCTTGTGCATATAGCTGGGCTAAAAGCTGGGGGCTTAGTTGATTGGGCATAGTTACGGCATTGCCTCCCATTGCATTGAAACAATAAATTCCGTTCCGCCTAGAGGGGAAATTTCTGGGGGACCTATCATTCTAAAAATAGTCTGAACTCCTGTGAATGGGTGATTAAAATAAAAAGTCCCTGCGCCTCCGTTTAAATCCAAATCCCAAAAATTGTAAACATACTGGAAATCGGAGTAGGTCATTCGGATTTGGCACTGAAGTGCGTCTACAGATTTAGTGAATCTCCTACGGACTTTCGCGGGGCCTATGTCCATTTCCGTTCGGATGCTAGTTTCCCCTATTTTAAACGTGAAAGAATCTTGATCTAATTTATCTTGAAGTTGGGCGGGCCATGTTGCGGGCATAGGTTACACTCCTTGTCTGCGAAGGCCATAAGCCGCTTGCATAGTTCTATCGAAAGACCCATTTGCAAATCCCTCTTTTACTTTAGACATAATTAGAATATCTATTTGTCTACTTCCGTCTGGGCCTTGGCTTGATTTTTGTTGAACGTCCGTTCCGCTTGCGTTGTTTATAACATTAACTGTTACGTTGGACCCTCCGCCGGAAGTGGCCACGCCCAAGTCTCCGTTAGGACCTCGCTTCAATGGAAGAATTGCCTCCGGTCCCGCCTCTCCCATTACGTTCATCCTACCAGACGCAGTGAAGAAAGTGGGAGAATCTACAACTCCCCCAGAAGCAAACC